CATCGAGAATAACCTGCACAGCGTATGTAGGTAAGTACCTATATGTACCCCCTATACTGTATGTATAGTGACTTACAGAGCTTTGTCTCATTTTCTCGCTGTCCTCATGGCTCTTTTGAAACCTACAGCTAGATTTCTACTATAAACACTGTTTATATATCCCTTACCAATCTTGTAAAAAGGAAAGGGTTTTTTGTCATAGGTGACACTGTCCTCAAAGGCAATGATAAGCTTGAGTTGTTTACCGCCTCTACCACTCTTTTCAAATACACCTGACACTCCACCAATTTTTGCTATAAATTGTTTTAGTGGTCGTTTGATCAAACCTTTTCTTTTATTTGGTATGTTACCAAATTTATTTAGTCTGGCGTTTTGTGTGTATGGCACTGGTATCTTCTTACCAGTCTGTCTTGTGCCGCCATCGATTTGATACTTTAAATAATCCGCTACAAAATCTTTTATAGCTAGTGCGCCTGTCAGATTTCTTTTGTTTGCTTTTTTTATTGTAAAACCTTTTTGAGTGGCTGGTGTTGGTCTGTCTAACTTCTTAACTGTTTGTTTACCCATCTCTTTGCGCAATCCAAACAGCGTTGTATTGATTCCAGTAGCTACAGCAAAAGGTATTTGTTTTTTCTCAAAGCTAGATAAACCCTTGGTAAATTGTTTGATGTTATCTTTTATCTTGATCTGCATATTCTATTTCTATCAGTAATTCTATATAGTGTTTAGCTTTGAGTAAATCATCTAAACCATTCTTATCTCTGTGCCGACATAAGTATTTGATTGCTGCTGATTCACAATAATTTAATTTATTCCTTTGACAGAACTCAACAGGTTGAACCTCATAATTTTTATAATGCGATCCACTGACTTGTTTTTCTAAAGGATTATATTTTGTATCACTCATTTTACTACCTCTGTTACAGCCTCCTCTACAGCCCTTTATTCCTGAACATATTATTTGTATCATCATATACCTCTCTTAGAGAGGGATATATGATACATATATATTCACTCCTTTGGTCTTTGCCATCCTTCTTTTTTTGCCCATCTATTTATTTTACTGTGTGAAACATTGTAGTTAATCTCTTCTAACAATGTTTCTTGTATCTTGCGCAAAGGCATACCCTGTTCGTAATATTTCTTAGCCTCTGCCATTTGTTTTTTGTACGGATTCTCGACAACTAATATGTCACCATTCTTAATTTCAAACTCAACCTCTTCTTGCTCTAATGCTGTCAAGTGTCTAGCCTTTTCAAACGTCCACTTGAAACCAAACTCTATATCTGTATCGTCCTCATAGTCTATTTCTTTCTTTTCTGATTCGACATTTATCAGTAAGTCTAAAGTCACAGTCTTGACCATCGTGCCATAAAGGGCTGAGTTACCACCCACACTTGAGGTTTTTCTAGCGTGATCCACTATCCAAACTGTAATGTTTTTTTGCCGACACCAGTTTAAAAAAGGTTGGACATGAATAAGCCACTCTGTCGGACTGCTAAAGTCCTCAAAAGCAAAAAGGGTAAAGATGTTATCCATGACCACTACCTCATATTGATTCATTTCTATGGTGTTCATTAGTTGTTGCATATTCTCTTTATCGTCTAAGGTTCTGAGCATCATCTCTGGATATTGTCTGTACTCATACTGACCTGTCTCTATATTTAATTCTTTAAACTCAGGCTGTATAAACCTAGAACAGTAATGTAGATTCTCTAATGCTGTCACCCAATCATCCATATTAGATAGCTTTGGTTTCATTTTGAGATATCTGCTTTGTAATGATGAAGGCAACATCTCGCCATCAACATACAAGATCTTGCAAGACTTAGGCACTTGATAGTAACCAAAGTCCAAACCCATAGCTAAATGCAACATCAGCTTTTGGGTGATGTAAGACTTACCTGAACCAGACCGACCATACAAAATAGTTTGTGTACCGCTATGCAGTAAACCCTCAATCAAAGGTTCAGGTTTGGGATATTTTTTATCTAAGATTGAGCCTAGATTCTCGACCCAAAGCTTAGTCTCAGAGCCATGCACCCTAGCAGTCTCAACACTTTTAGGAGATATATCAGATACACCACTAGGGTTTTGGCTGTCTTTAGAATGGTATGCCATCTTCTAAATCGTCTGATGGCTTATTTTGCATCTCTTCTGGCTCGTCAAAATCGGCTGGTCTATCGACCCACTTAACGTATTCAAGCTTACCTTTAAAGCCACTAGCACCGCCTGAAAAGGTAATCTTTTCTGACCCAGCATACTTAAAACAAGGCACTTTACCCTCTTCTTTATGCTTCCAAGCAGCCGACATAGCTTCATCAAAAGTTTGCCCCTCTAACAAACCAAACCTTTGCCAAAGATATACACCTTTATCTTTTATGAAAACTCTGGCTGAGAAAGCTCTCTTGTAATCCTGTGCTACTAAATCTTTAGCGTTATCAGGTTTGACACCGACCTGCTGATCCCAGACAAACTGATACTGACCATCGTATTTACCATAGCCAGTCTGAAAATCTGTATCAATCAACATATACTCAAAGTCCAAAGGCTCAACACCTTCAGCGTTATTTATTACGAATTTACCTAGTCTGAAGTCATGTTTGATATACATACCTAGACCTTCCTTATCGTCTAATTCTAAAAAAGACATAATTACTCCTTCTTCTCATTTAGCCAATCATCCAAAATATGTGGATAATGTTTGATAAAGCTTTCAACATCAGCAAATTCCTCTTGCCCATATTGATAGCGTTCATAGTTACACCAGATCATTTTGTTTCTGGCATAACTTAGAAACTCTTCTTTGATGTTTTGTTTTTTCATAAGCCGAACATCATAATAATAATTAATGACCACATTACGACTAAGAATATGCCACCTATGACATCGTAAAGATCTTGCTTAGTCATATTTGTACCCCACTATGTGATTAAACGCCTCATGGTGTCTGCAACCATCTCTTTGCATTACCAAGCGCATAGCCTCTGCCCAAAGCTTATCTCCTCTCTCTGTTTGCCCTTTGGCAAAACATTTATCTGATAAACGTATTAGTCTGTCGATTTTTTGATCTATCATATAATCTCCTACATTTACAAGCTTACACACTAAACAACAAAAAACAATACTTTATTATAAAAAAGTATATCTTTTTTTATTTATGCCCTTATACTACTAACATGATTAAATTAAAAACCTTAATGATCACGGACAAGACACACAAAAAACTAAAGTCGTATTGCCTGAAAAATAACTTGAAGATGAAAGGCATAGCGGATCAGATTATTAACCAGTACCTAGCAAAACAAGATGGACAAAGCACTCGGTAAGTTATCCAGCGACAAACACGCTTCCTGTTCAGGCATACCAGTGCTGTTTGGTGTGTCACCCTACGAAACCAAGAATGAATACTTGAAGTCTAGGATAGATGCCAGATCAGGTGTCGATGTCAGATCAGACAAAAACAATATGCCGATAGAGATTGGCAACATATTAGAGAAACCATTGATAGAGCTTTCTGCTGAGAAGTTAGGTTTGACTAACGTAGAAGTTAGCATTAACCAAGCGGTACAGCACTTAGATTTTCCCCTCGAAGGTTCTATTGATGGTACTGCTTACGCTAAAAATCTCATCATCAAACCAGACAATGAACTTATATATACTGAAGATGACCAAGACATTTTGCTCGATGGTAAAGGCATTATCGAAATCAAAACAACCAGACAACTACCAGAACCAGATGGCAAACCACCTTTATGGCGTGGTGTACTACAAACGAAGGCGCTCTGCGCAATATGTGGGTATTCGTGGGGGCTTGTGTCAACCCTGCATAATACCAACGATTTTAAGATGTTCCTGTTGCGCAGAGACTTCGCCTTTGAAAAAGAACTCAAAGACATCATAACTGACTTTGAAAGACGTATCAAAGAACAAGACTGGTATGCACCCCAAGTCTTGCCTGATCTTCAGATTATGCACCCTGTTAGTAAACAAGAAGAAGTAGATCTAAGTGACGATGAATGTGGCTTCCATTTAGATAGAATTATGGATAATAAAGAAAAGATTAAGCTGCTGAATGAAGAAGTAGAGAAATCACAAATCTACATACAAAGCAAGATGGGCGATGCTGAAATCGGTCATAACTACAAATACAAAGTCACTTGGGGTACAACGACTTACAAACCCCAACCTGAGAAAGTCGTACCTGCTAAAGATGGCTACACTGTTAGACGTAAGACAGCTACTATCAAAAAGAAAGATAGTGAGTAGCAATTATCAATTAGCTCACGCCTGTGAAAATTACGCCAAAGCGCTTTTTGGGGCAAAGGGATTCGAAATATTTGAAGCACCAGAAAGCCACGCCGTAGATTTCTTAATTAGACACCCTTTGTTGAGCCAGTATTATGGTGTCCAAGTTAAAAGTTCAAGCTACAGGACAAAAGACCGAAGTGGAAATAAAGCTTACGTTTTCGATTTACGAAGGTGTTCCCTTAGCATAAGAGCAAATGATAAAAATGTAGTAAGTAAGCAGTTTTACGATACTGCTGAAATAGAATATTTTGTATTGGTCGCAAACGATTTGATAGATGAGCCAGAATACGCTGCCCTTCTTGTGCATAGTGACATAGCACAGGAACGTATAACATTATCGAGAAGCCAATTTATCATACAAGCTAAATGGTCATGGCAAAAAAATCTTAAAATTTTTTCTACTGAAGATATAAATACAAGCAAAAAATCAAATCCGCAGTTATCATTCGGTTTCGACTATGAAGGGTCGTAACTTAGACCACAGCGACCATTGGGCTACACCTAAAGACTTCTACGCTGAATTAGACAAAGAGTTTGAGTTTGATTTCGATCCTTGTCCTCTACACGCTGACTTTGATGGTTTGACGATTGAATGGGGGTCAAGAAACTTTGTCAACCCTCCTTACACCCAACACCTCAAAGAAGCCTTTGTCAAAAAAGCTATACTTGAAGCCAAAAAAGGCAAACTGTCTGTCTGCCTCTTACCAGTGTCAACCTCAACAGCTTTATTCCATGACTTCATACAACCAAACGCCACAGAGATTAGATTTATACGAAGAAGGATTAGATTCCAGGGTGTCAACACCAAAGGCGAGTTTGTTGATAATCAATCAGGTATGCACGATTCTATGTTGGTGATTTTTGGCTAGACCTCTGACCAGTCTTTGCCCTCAAACAGCAAAGCCTCAGCTTTTCTACGTCTGACTAAACCCTCTAGCACTTCGCCACCTGCTTTGTTCCAGCGTTGGATTTCATGCGGTACGTCAGCGTATTCACCTGCATTAAGTTTTATCAACAAGGTTGAGCTAATTAAGTTACCTGCACCCAAGTTATAGACCCAAGCCACCAAAGCATCAAATTGATGCTGTTCTAACTGCACATCAACCAGCTCATTGATGTAACCCTCATACTCTTCTAATTCTATATCTAACATTTCGTCAGCGTTAGCTTGTGACCAAACATCACCCTGCTGTACGCCCTTAGTGTGTCCATAACCTATTGTCCAGACCCCTGCTGGACATTGATAAGCTTCTAACTCACAACCTTCAAACTTTTTAATCAGGGCTTTGCCCTCTTCTGATATTTTCATCTTACCCCCATATCTCGGTTTTATTTTTATCTTGATCTTAACCCCAGACTTTCTTTTTTGTGCCACCAAAGTATTCGACAGCGTGACCTTCTTCTATTAATTTTTGGCAGATATCTTCTCCGTCTTTGGTGTAAGGTATGCCTAAGATTCTGCCATACTTGCCTTTACCTAAACTCTTGACCAGCAACTCTTCACCGCACAACTCACCAAGTCTGGATTTAGCTAACAAACCTAAAGCTTTTTCTGCCTTGTTTCTGGTTCTGGATTCTGGTGTGTCTATGCCATGCAGTCGTACTCTTTGTTTGTAGAGCCAGACCCCAAAGCCTAAATCAATATGTACGTCAATAGTATCACCATCGACTACTCGATCTAATTTGCAGTTATATATAAATGCTTCAACCATAAGTATATATTTTAAGCGGTTTTGCTTTGCCTTTCACTTTGATCGGCTTCAATGATTGTAACTCATAATCAACTGCTTGTGCGGTACTTTCACCAATTAATAAATCTACTCCAACTTCTTTAGTAGCACTTTCTAATCGTGCTGCTGTATTTACGGCATCACCTATGGCAGTATAGTCGAATCGTGAATCAGACCCCATATTACCTAACACAGCTTCTCCTGCATTTATCCCTATACCAATATCAATACCTAACTGTGCTTCTTGCATTTCGTGTTTTATTTGTAGAGCAGCTTTGATAGCTGCCTCTTCATGCTTGTCTAGATCTATGGGCGCATTAAAGATAGCCATCATCGCATCACCTATATATTTATCAACCATACCACCATGCTCTTGCACAGCCTTGGCTTGTATGGTTAATGCTTTGTTCATAATGGCTGTGACTTCTTCTGGTGGCTTGGTTTCTGACAGGACAGTGAAGCCTCTGACATCTGTAAATAAGAATGTGCAGTAACGCTTCTCGCCACCGAGCTTTAGTAAACTAGGATTGTCTTGCAGACGTTTGACTTGTTGTGGGTCAAGGTAATGCTCGAACTGTTTCTTGATTTGTTGACGTAATTTATATTGTTTACGAAAGTTAAGATAGTAAGCGACACTTGCTGTCACGAATTCTGCTATCAAAGTGTAGCTTAAATCCAGCAAAAGACCTGCTCTAATGGTGTAGTAGCCATATAAAGCTGTAGAGCAAAAGATTACAGAACCAAGGGTAATAGACCAAGTAAGTCCAAGAAAAGAGCTTACAAGCCAAATAAGGAGACACAAAATGAGCAAAGCAGACAATTCAGCCACTAAATGCCAATAAGGTATGTAAGGGCTGTTTGGTATTAGCATAGATTCAGCTAGTGCTGCTTGTATCTTATGGGGTTCTAACAAACCAACACTTGTAGCTAGTTGGGGCATGACCCCTTTTGCTGTCACACCGACAAACACAAACTTATCTTTGACAGCCATCTCTTGCAATGTGGTTTGGGGTGTGTCAACCCAACTAATCCACTGTCGCCCTAAACTATCCACCTTGGTTTGTGGTAAGCCTCTGACCCTGATTTCTTCTATACCTGCGGTATTTGTTTTGATAATGAAGGTATCAGCACCGACTAGACTTTTAAGTACCTGAGTACCAAAACTAGGAATCCAGCCATCAGGTGTTTGCAGTAGCAAAGGTAATCGTCTGACTAGATTATCGGCATCAACTGGGGCTGAAACCATACCCTCAAGTGCCACGTTAGCTATCATAGGTATGTTTGGCATATAGCCTTGTAGCTGTATGCCTGTCGCTTCTTCGCCTAATAAGACTGTACCTGTAGGTTTAGGATACAAGCCATTGTCAGTCTCGAAGGTGGCAACAACTGTACTATGCTGTTGTATGGAATTGAGGAACAAGCTGTCACCACCAAACCGATCTTTGTCTATGAATGATATAACGAAACCGACACCCAGAGCGCCTTTTGCCATGATTTCATCGTTGATTTCTGCCAATCTTTGTCTAGGAAAGGGATAACCACCCTCTGCTCTAACATCACTGTCAGTTATATTTAAGATGGTAAAGTATTCACTTGGTTTATGTTTCTCCACAAAAGTATCAAAGACTTTGAGCTTCAAAATCTCCAGAGGTGTGACTTGTAGTGCTAGTGGTATAGCTAACAAAGTTATGAGTGCCAAACCTATTCTAATCACAATCTACTTCATTACCCCAGACATCCCAGCCTGTTCTTTTGTTCCTTGCAAACATTTCTAAATAATTACTTGGTGACATTTCTTCTACTAAATCAAAAAATTCTTGTGGTTTTGTAGAATGTTTTCTAGGTGCATTTGTGTTTATCCAATTAAGCTTTCCGCATTTTTTGAATTTTTGCATTGGTTTTTTATAAAAACCAAGTAAACAAAATTCTGTGGCAAACTTGTAAGCGAAGTTAGGTGTCATTCCATTGTGTTTTGTCCAGACAAGAGTTAAATGATAATTCACACCCCAAGTTTTTAAAACATCAAATGTATAAGGCAACATTTTATTTGTTGTCCATGTATATACATGACATCCTAAATTAGCTACATCTGATATTGGTAATGCCTTGATTTGATCAAGTGTCATAGTCGGATAATCTAACTTAGTGGCTTGTTTTTTTCTTCTAATGTTTTTGCCAGACATGGTTATGTCCCAAGGTGGGTCAAGAACTATTGTGTTGTATTTTTTGTTCGGTAATTCAATCATGGGTTCTGGGTAATGGTAATACTAGATGATGACCCACCATTGATCTTGACAGTCTTACTGACCCCATCTTGGATAAAGATAACTGTGTATGCACCACTGCTATCTAAATCTAAATAAGCTTGTTGATTGACTACTCTCTGCATACTTAAGCGTTCACCCTGTATAAAGGTTGTGATTTGGGTTTCCGTATCTTGTCCTATACTTGTACCACTGATGTTAGCTGATTCTAGGTTGATGGCTAATTGATCTTGTTCCTCGCCTGTATCAAGTGCATCTAAGACATCTAACAAATCTTCTAAGAAGTTGACATCAAGATAATCTATATCTAACTCTGTGAACTCAAAATCTTCATCGAGCTTAAGAAAATCTTCGGCTAACAAATCGACATCTAACTCGTTGTAATCCAAATAATCTGTGGTCTGCTGACGACTTTCTTCTTCTTGCACAACGACTTCCTTAGGTGGGTTGATAATGAGCATATTGTCTATGAAGTCAAGCGTAATATCTAAGGTTACTGGCTTGGTGGGTGCTGATTCAAAGACACTGGTAGTAGTAGCCTGATAGGGTTGATTTAGGGTAACTTGCCCTGCCCCTGTTGAGACTATGATCTCGCCACTGGCATTACCAAACTGATCAGGCAACAAGATTATTAGACTAGAACCAAACTCTGTGGTTGTCACAGTAAAGTCTGTGCCTAATATGGCGATCTCAGCGCTGTCAGTTGTTAGTTTGACCTTTTGCTTATCCAACGCCCCACTGATAAATCTGATAGTGCCAGAAGCGAATTTAAGGCTCATAGAGCTATTGTTTTGGTTGTAGATATACTCGTCTATGACTAAATTAGAATGTTCTGTTAGACGGACTTGTGTGTTGTCTAAGAAGGTAATAGCGACACGACCTGCTCTAGTTTGGACGTTGTCGTAGGATTCTATAGCAAAATCTAAGACTGCTGGATAAGGTTGGTCTCGAACTATCTGTCCAAAGCCTTTGAGTTCTGAAATATCGCCTATTGTGTCAGCATGAAGTGGATGTACCACCATCATTTTGAACAATACAAAAAGTGCTATTCGAGCCATTAGCAGTTATCTTAAGGTAATCTCTTGCTAGTGTCGAAGCTTGAGTAATGTTGAACGTATTACTTGAACCATCTAAGTCTAGGTAAAAGTAGCCAGAATTTGTGGCAGAAGTACCAGCATAACCACTACCAGAAAATGTTAATTCGTTGCTGTCTCCTAAAACGTCCACATAATTAGTAGCATATTCATAGTCGATATCAAACTCAAATTCATTATTATCACCATCTATAATCCAGTCTAAATCCAGATAACTGGCATTACTATCTTCAGCAATGGCTAGATCAAAGGTGTTGCTACTGCCTGTAGTTTGGACATTGACATTGACGTAATCACTAGAGTTAGCTTCTAAGCTATTCATAACGACATCAAAGACATTACTATCTCCTGCAAAGTTCCAATAAGCTGTGACGTTATCACCATTGAAGTCATCCGCTCTAAAGATATTGCTTGAGCCAATCTGATTGATGGTAAGTGTCATATCACTACCACTCAAACCTAAAGCAGTGAGGCTACCAGACGTTGCTTGTGTACCACCCATGAGGTTAGAACTACCTAGCTGTTCCAACTTAATTGCAGCATTAGCCCCTGTCTGTGAGACAAAGATCTCATTATCTGCATATACACCAAATGAAATGAAAAATATAATTAAAAATCTCATAAGCTTTTCACCGACCAGTAGCCTCGTTCAATGCCCTGTTCAATAATATTAACTATACCGATTTCAATAGCACTTTGCAAAGCGATAGACTTGCTCTCATTCATAGCGTTGCCTGTCTCAAACTCTACTAGCTTAGTGCCATCAGCTATATATCTAAAAAAGTCGTTTGACAAACCAACCGATAAAATAGTCTTAGTCGTTAAGTTTTCTAGCAAAACTTCACCTGTGCTGACTGAGACAATTCGCATAGCGACAATGACAGTATCTTCTCGGTATTGTTTGCTGTTGCCTATGCCTAGATATCTAGCCCCAATACCACCTGACAATAGATTGGTGTTGTAGTCTATGATGCCACCTTCAAACAAAATACCTGCGAAGAGTAGAGGCAACTCTTCAGTATCATCATCAAACTTCTGTCTAGTAGATCTGATTATTTGACGTTCTCTAGTGATGTGGTCGATACCAACACGTTCTACTACCCTGAAGAATTTGGATTGTTTCAAGGCACGAATTAAGTAAGTTTCTGGCGCTTGGGTCATAGCTGTCGAAAAACTAGCATACCCATCAATGGATTTACGCTGTCCTGTCAGATCTTGAAACTTGTACACAGCTACTACTGGTTGCACATTAGCTATCCCTACTTTAGTGATGGCATCAGTGATCGGTTCGTTGACGAAAGCAGATTTAGAAAAACACTCGGCTTTGCCTACAATAGTGACCACATCTTTGTAGTCGTTGTCTGGGTTGGTTAAACAGGGTGAGATGTATTCTCTATGAGTAGCGCAACTAATCAGTAAAACCGAAAGAGTTGATAGGAATAGTAATTTCAGTAGTCGTGCCATCAAGAGTATTATATATGCTTAGAGTAATAAATTGTCCATCGCTATCCCAACTTATCACATTGTCGAACAACACGAATGAACCTGTTAGTTGCGGATCGTCAGAAAACAAAGAATCTGTAATCTGTCTGGAGATGTTAGATAGTATTCTGGATTGCAGATTGTTTTTCCATCTTTCTAATAAGGTGTTGTTTTTTTCTCTAAGTTGTTCTTCTAGCTTGGCTTCCAGCTCAAGTCTGATAGTTTCGCTTCTGGTAAACTCTTGATTCTCTATTGTGAGATAATGTGCTGACGTGCCTATGCCACTAAATGACGGAGACTTGAATTGAAACTTGATTTCATCAGCGAAGAGGGGCAGTGCTAATAAAGGGATTAAAAATATCGCACAGCCCATTCGCTTATGTTTGCTTGTGTAATAATCGTCAATCTTTTCTTTGGTCATCTCTATCTGCCTTGGCTATCTTGTTTGGCTCTATCAGTTGTGGCACACCTAAGATAGTCTTAATTAAAGTGTCCTGTCTTATAATCTCGTTGTCAAGACTTCTGATTCTGTCAATCAGAGCTACCAAGATACCATGTTGGGAATCTAGCTTAGTACCCAACCTTTGCTCCATAGCACTAATTTGCTCTGCCACCTTTTCATCTACCACATCCAACTTGCTTTCCATGCCATCTACTATCCGCATGATAAGCTTGTAAATAAAAAAACCTAGACCGACAGCAGCAGCTATCGGAAACCCTAACTGTTGTATAACTAAAACTAGATCTTCCATAACAAGAAAAGGGCTGGTCTCGAGAATATATTTAGGAAATCAATATGAATAAAAGGTTGTACCAGCCCTTTTACTTCTTCTTAGTTTTTACCCTAATTTCCTTGTAAGCCTCATTAATATCAGGTGTTGATTTGTCGTCACCTATATATTGACCTTTGTCGTTTCTAGCACGAACTTTTTTACGATGTGTGCCAGTCATCACGTCTATAAACTTTGCCCACCAACTCATGTTTGCTCCTCTTGGTTCAAGACCAGTTGTTGCTCTAGTTGGTTGGACTTAGCCATGTAATGATTCAAAAGCTTTTGTAATGCTTCTACCTGATTTTGTAAATCTTTTACTTCGTCAGTTTTTTTATTTTTTTCTTCTGCCATTGGTAACTCCTTTTCTCAATGATAAATAATCTATAAAATCATAAAGCTTGATGTTCCAATTAGCTTTAGGTGTTGGATAAAGTCTGATGATAATGTTAGCTAATCCAACGAAAGCTAACACATAAATTACAATGTCTAAAATCCACATAAGTAAATCATACAACATTAACTGCTGATTGTCTTAACGACAGATGTTGGTGTTACTTTCTCTGCTATTTGGGCATCTATATTAGCTTTCAAAGCAGTCACTTCGGTAGAGCCTATTGCTGCTTCTACCCAAGCTTGGACGTCTGTTAGTTTTACGTCAGCAAAAGCTTTGAAGCTAGTGTGATCTGAGACATCAAGGCTTTGTGTGCCATAAATTTCTGCTGTTTGATATTCGCCCTCGGCATCCTTGTTAGTGTCATCTGTGCCTTTCAAACGCCAGTGGACATTGTAAATTACATCTGATTTGGTATTGCTACCATCTGAATGTGATGGGTAAGTATCAACTGTTGCTACATCCCATGTATATGCTATTGCCATATTAGTTTACTCCTTTGAGTAGTTTAACTTCTTCTTGTAGTTTTTCAATGACACTTAATAAGTCTTTATAGCCATCCATATCTTCTAAACCTTTAGGAGAATGTGAATCTGCTTGTAACTTTTCGATCTGTTCTTGTTGTTCCTGCATACCCTTAACTAAATGCACTACTAACTTAGAGTAATCCATTTGATACATATCTTCTTCAGAGCCTGACACTGCATCTGGTACTAGATCTTGAACCTCTTGAGCTATTAGACCCTCACCAGCTTTGCCATCTGCTTTCCAGTTGTAAGCTACTGGATTAAGCCTGTTGATTACTTTGAGACCACGAGCATAACCAGTAACATTTTTTAATCTAGCATCAGAGGAAGTGTTAAATTGTGTTGAAGAGCCTGTAGTTCTGATTGTACCCACAGTTCCGTTACCATTTATTATTTCAGCTAACGTATCTAAACTTGTCGCAGTAGTAGCTAATTTCAACAGCATTCTATTGCCTGTTTCGGCAGTAAAAGCCGCACCAGCATTTGATGAACTTGGATCAGATGTCACACCGAAAAGTATGTCACCATCTGGATCAACCCTCATTTTCTCAGAACCACCTATTGTAAACCTATGAGCAGAACTTGCTTCAAATCTTAGTATGTTATCGCTGTGTGTATAAATAATCGAACCAGCACCAGTAGAGGCTGCATCACCAAACCTAAGTTGTGTTTGTGTTGCTGAAAAGAATTGAATCCCTGTATCTGTTGAATGTTCTAAAGTTAGTGAAGTATTACCATTTGATGCACTTCTACCTGATAGGGCAGCTTCTTGAACGTGTAAAACATTATCAGGGCTGGTTGTGCCAATTCCAATAGATCCATCACCTTTGAAAAACATCTCCTTTCTACTGTCTGTTACATTTAAAATAGCCATACCGACACCAGCAGAATGTTCAAAGGCATAAGTGTCAAAACCACTTCTACTTAACTGTATTCCATTACCTAAACTAGCGATACTTATCCCAGCAGAACCAACAGTCGCTCTTGATGAGCCAGATGTTTGTAAGACAAGTCCACCTGCTGGAGCATTAATATTACAATCACCATTATCACCTTGAATACTAAGATACTTAGTGTTTGAGTTACTAGAATCCAGCAAGGCTATAGCATCAGTAGTTTCTTCTTCTGTTATTTCTAAGCCACCACCAACAACATCTAGTTTATGAGAAGGGCTGTTTGTGCCGATTCCAACGTTGCCTGAGCTATCAATCTTAAGTCTTGCATTTGAGCCGTTATAAATATTGAATGTTCCACCAAAATTCGCAATATCCCATTGATTACTACTGGAATTTCTTAAAGATAGAGCAGGATTTGCACCACCTATTTGAGCAATAGAACCCCAACCAAGAGCATTAGTGACTGAGGTTGTGCCGATACCTAGACGGCCTGAATTATCCAATCTCATTCTTTCAGTATTGTTAGTGACAAAAGTTAGATGGTCATTACTAGACATACCAATAGCACCCAAACCACTAAAGTTTGCATTCATAACTAAAGTTCTGCTACCTGAAATAGATTGGAACTGGTCGGTTGCTTTTATTAAGCTACCCTCAATATTACCTGCAAAGGTGGCATTTTGTGAACTGTCCAACCTAAGTGCTTGTGAGCCATTTGTTCTAAAGACAATATTATCGTTAAACCTTTGACCTGAAGTAGAACCAATTACAACATCATCAGCATCAAAGACATTTATATTGGCAATCAGATTTATGTCATTTGCATTATCTGAGCTTCTTGCTGTGATAAAGCTTTCATTTATTTTTATTGCTCCTGCACCACTACCGACAGTTAAAAGACCGCTTGTAGTTATTGCACCACTACTGATAGTTCCTGTAAAGGTAGCATTTCCTGATGAATTTATGGTCACTCTTTTTGAACCACCAGCAAACATTACTAAATCGTCTGTTTCTGAGCCGATACGTACTTTATAATTAGCTGTAGTATTTGTATCTTTGAAATCTATGGTAGATTGTGTGGAAGCACTGTAAAAACCTGAACCAACACTGAAACCTGAAGGTGCTTGTACTTCTAAATTTAAAGAGCCAGTTGCAGAGCTTTTATTGACTAATAATCTGCCAGAAGCATCAAATCTAGCAGATTCGGCTGTACCACCTGTTGCTTGTCTTTTAAAAACAATCTGACCAAATGCAGTATTGTTGCCAGATTCAATCGACATAATACCGTTATCGTGATAAATAGCTCCAGTAATAGAAGTGTTAGCTGAATCTACTAAACGTAAATGTTTTTCGTCAGAACCATTTGCGGTTGCCTTTACTATCCCTGTTACATCTATACCTGTTGAGGCGGTGGTTAGCTTTTCTGAGCCATCATGGAAAACACCAACACTTCCAGCATCTCTTGCAGATATTAGATTATTTCCTGCATTTGTTTTTATGACAGTAGCAGTACCATTAGATTTAAGAATTAAATCACCTGTACCTGTATCTTGTATCAAACTATTACCGCCATCGTGATAAATTTGTAGGTCACTACCTGCACCAAAGATAGCTTTATCGTTGTCTCCGAACAAAGCATCATTTACAAAAATAGCATCATCATTGAACGTAGTTGTGCCTTGTATTGTTAAAGCATTGTTGAAGTTTGAACTACCACTAATATTAATGCCATGTGAAAAATCAAACTCGTCATTCGTACTATCCCATAAAATGGTGGCATCTGTAGAAGCACTGACTGCATCTTGTATTGTTAAACCAGCACCATTGGCTGTTGAGCTAGAATCTCCTGTCGAATAGTTCAGGGTTAGGTTGTTGTCTTTGACGTTGGTGTTAGTTGTATCAACTGTTGTGGTTGTGCCTGAGACTGTCAGATCGCCATTGACTACGAGGTTTTGCTCCAGATTAAGATTACCTGAAGCATCGAAATTACCATAGTTTGTTGGTGTTGTACCATTGAAGCCTTGGAAAGCAATTCCGCCATTAGAAGTATTGTTTCTAGCTCTGATTGTCAGTTGTGACTGGCTTTGTTGCAGTGTGCCTATAGCGTTGGTGTGTTCGGTTGCTTGTATCTGTAACTCTGCTGGATAACCAGCACTAGCCCCACCTGAAGCTATTTTGACTGCACCAGCGAAAGTGGTTAGATAATTGCTACTAGCTTGATCTGAGGCTGATATTAAATTATCTAGTGTTATGCCACCAACCACTATCTTATCAGCACTAATAGTGTTCTCGACAGTCAGATTACCTGAGATATTGAGTGTTGTGCCATTGAAAGACAGCTTATCTTTCAAAGAGAACTGACCTGAACTATCAATATAAAAGCCTGTGTTGCTGTTATTAAATGTGCCTGTGCCTTGATAAAGTTTGCCAGATTCTATGGTAATCCCACCGATAGTGCCATCAGTCAGCGTAGCTCTGTCAGCAGAAGTTGTGATGTTGACTGTACCTGTGAAATCACTCCTAACTCCTGTTGCTGTTATGTGTCTAACCTTGACATTGTAAGTTGTAGCTGGTTCGACATAGAAAGAAAACAAAGCACTTGGATAATTAACACTAGCTGTATCAAAGTTAGAATCAGAAGATTTTTTGTAAGCTACTTCTGTTGCTATAATTTTATCGTCTAAATTGTTTGTCCAACTTGCTCTAATAAAGTGCAACCGCATTTGTGATTCTTTAATAAACTCTGCCAAAGCTAAACCAGTCGGTGAACCGACAGTATTGTCACCGCTTGGCGGTTCACTTGGTAGTGTAGGATCTGCGACATAAGTAAAGAAGTCAAAGATAGTCGAGCTGTATTCTTTCAAACTCAAACGTAGCGCTAGATATTGGTCGTTCAAAAACTCAAAGGACATACCAATTATTTCAAAATCTTTGCCGCTGTAACCTAGTCTGTCGTTGTCCAGATTGACGATATCACCCACCTGATGACTGAGAAAATCCAAAGGTACAAGTACACTTAACGTCTGATCTTGTCTTTCATAATTCAAAGCTATTCGTGCCAGTCTTTGCGCAGTGAAACTTGAATGAGTGTAAGGGAAAGCTAAATCCAAAAAGTTTTCATAATCGGCTGAAGCTTTACCTGTTGGGGTATCTTCTGTTAAGAAGGTACTGTCTTTGTAAGGTGTAATCTCTCCTGCTATATATTTGTCATCTGGTCTGACATAAGTAGCTTTGACCCCATTGACTAAATCTTTACCAGAGGCTTTGGTTTGTATTTGGATAGGGGCTAAGATCTTATCGTCTGTGATTGTGCCTGATGCTGTTCGACCCTTACCAACGAAAAGCGAAAACTTACCATTGTTGTAAAGGAGTTGTCCTGCACAAGCTGACAACATAGTTTCTAACACACGTTGGGGTTCTTCTGTAGCCACAAACTCACCATTTAAAGTAAATCTACTTTCAGAGCCACCTGTAATGCTTACACTATCGTTACAGTCGCTTCTAGCTTGAACGAACCCTGCCCCAGAAGCAGCATCGTTTATTTCATCAGCAACCGCACCAAAGCCATATGTGCTATCCATCAAATAATCCCTGATAATTAAGGCTGGGTTGGTCGAGTAAACAGTAGAGCTAGACACAGGATCAAAGACCTTCTTACCCTCAACCTCAAAACTGAAAGTAGGTATGGCAGTAAACTTTTCACTGTCATAAATACAATTAACATAAACAAAAGCAATACCTAACATTTTGTGATCTGTCGTCCAGTTACTACTTGGTATTTGTGCTACTGCATAAGCATTTGCTGCTGTTTGATCGCCTTTTTCAAATGCTAATTTAATTAGACTACCGCCAGTATAAGCATCAGTATTATCAGCGTTAACAAAATCAGAATTAGTGCAACGAAAGACTGTGGTGCTGTTTTCAGTAGCTGAGGTAAAATCAGAACTTAAATCTAGCTCTACTGTGCCTTTACCACCATCTATAAAAACCTTTGTGATATTGTTTATTTCGTGTCCAGCGACAGCTATGACGTGGTGTAACACGTTCTGAGATGTCGAACCTGATTTACTGCTAACAGTTCTTTGGACAATAGTACCACCTACTCTGGTCTTACCATAGACTACATTTCTGGGCGCTACTGGGTTTGTGACTGCTGTTTTGATACCTAAGTTTCTTTGTGCGGTATCTTCAGAACCTTTACTTGTAATATAGCTAAGACCGAAATATAAAAAATTTTGTTGTACTGCGCCTATAAAAGTTGATACTACTTTTGTAAGTGGTACAGTACCTAAGACTAAACCTACAAGTGTAGAACCTGCTGCAAATCCAACTACAGCTTCAAAAAAATCTCTTAACTTTCCCATGCTAGAATCGTTGTGAAGGTGGTCTATCTCCTGCTGCCCGACCTGTACCACCTCCTGTCAAACCACCCCAGTTGATAGTTTGTTCTTGTATTTTTGGTACAAACTCTAAGCCTTTGTCCCCTGAATGTAAAAAGTCTTGGGTTTCAGGAGTGAAGAATAGATTTTTAGGTCTGGTCAGATCTATTAACTGATTTTCACAAGACACTGCCACCGCAAAACTGTCGCCTTCTATAACAGTCAAAGTATCTATTCTGCCTTTGAACAAAATAACTTTGTCAATCTCTTGAGTAGTATCAGGATGAAAGAAAAACATATTCAGCGTGACTGGTCTGCTTTGATAGTTTTCTGTGGCAGCATAGCCAATTATTTTGTTGTTAAGACCTGAGATCGTGATCGTTAGATTGGTTGATGACAATTCTGCACTTTCTTCAACATTAGAAATTTTAAGAAACTCACCAGCACCGACATAGGTCAAACCATCGCTACCAGTAAAATCACCTGTGCCTGTCCATAGATTGACAGCACCAGAATCAAAATCAAGATTTACTGCAAAAGCGATTTGTTGTTTGTCATTGGCTAACCTGTTTGTTATGTCTGCTGGTATGTCTCTACTAGCCATTTATCGCCTCTATCGCTGTAAAAGATATGCCATATAAACTGGCTTGATTGACCGACCAATTAGCTTGGTTAGAAGCTAATCTGAACTGTCCTTTAGGGGTCGCAAATTTAACATAATGTCCGTTGGTAATATCTTGCCTAAGTTTCGGTTCTGTTCTGACACCATAGTTTGTACTGGTTACAGTTGCATCTTCTACAGCTAATAGATACTGTACTGGGTCTGAGGTCGCTGAAGCTGCATTATGTACAGCTAGATAGTCTCCTTTCTTGATTGTGCCTGTACCACTAGACAGTCTGTTAAGTGATAAACCAGTTACACCTTTGACATTTTGCTGTACCTTGCAACTTGCTGTCGATGATTCATCTACTAAATCACGATCTACTACTACAGCAGTATTAGAAGTTTTTGAGGTTATCTTGAATGTACCATTATTTTCATCATTAGTAGCGCCTGAAACTAAAATAAATGCACCTGCTAAAGCAGAAGTAAAAATACTGTTGGCTGCTGAGATTGTTTTGCTTGAGGCTGTGAATGATAAAGTTTCGCTAGTATCTGATATCAGATTATCAGTTGCTAAAAAGGTTTCGTTGTAAGTGCCAGTATTAGTGGTGTGTGAAGGATCACCGAGCAAAAAGGTATTCTTTACACCTTGTAGTCTGGTCAAGAATGTTACCCACTCTACCGCATCTGATCTTTGTAAGGGCGGTAACGTCACTTGTGCTGTCCAAAACACACCATCGTATTCTTGTACTCTTTGTCTGTTGGTGAATACAGATCTTGAAGCTGCTATGTTTCTGTTCAGGGTAAAAGTGACAGTAGCAAAGTTGGTATTAGTTGGTATATCTATAATCATCGCATGGTTCTCCTAAAACTACCGCCTCTTTGCATAGCTTCTGCTACAGCGTTTTTTGATGTTTCTGCAATATCAGGCAACATTTGTAGCACTTCGTTTCTGACAGTATCTTGCACACCTGTAGCAAAGTTAAGTGATTGATTGATGACAACACCACCTGATTGTCCTTGATGATGGTCTATAATAGTTTCGTTAGGGTGGAGTATAGCTGGGAAACCACCCTTACCATCTATACCCCCTGCTCTAGCTCCCATGCCAGTGAAACCACCGCCCTGAGCGCTAACTCCGAATAATGAACCAAGACCATCCAGAAAAGATGTGAAGAAACCCTTGCCACTACTTCTACTTGATTTAAAACCTTCAAACATAGGTGTGATAAAACTTTGCCTTATTTCAAATCTTATCAAATCAGATATCAAAGAATCTATTAGGTCTTTGAAATCTAGTTTACCTGTTTTGACAAAATTTACTAAAGCATCTTCAGCTTTCTTGAAAGCATTAACTGCTGAGGTTTCAAAGTCTTTAGTTCTGGTTTGAGCATTTGTCAGCTGATCTTCATAAACATCTAACGGACTTTGTAAGTCTGTAATACCAGTTTGAATACCAGCAAATAAAGTTTTGTAAGATTCAACAAGGTTTGTAACTTCTTCGTTATTTTCACCTAGTATCTTGACTAATCTATTTTGTAAGTCATCTGCAAAACCCCTTACAGCATCACCCCCAGATACATTAGATTCTGCAAACTTTTGCATAGCTTCATCTGCATCAACGATTTTATTATTTGCTAATCCTATTTTGGCAGCAAATTTTGCCATCTCAGCTACATTACCAAGCGCTGCATGAGCCATAAATGCCAAAGCATTACCAGCGTTCTCTGCTTTAGCTGCTGTGTTTATTAAGTTAGCCTCAACACCTGCTAAACCTATTCTGAACTGATGGAAGCTATCTAGTGTGTCGGCAATGCTTCTCAGAAAAGCATCAAACATATCTAATACTTTGTCTCTAATATTCTCACCAAACTTCATAACTCCAGCATCACCAGCTAAAGTCGAGGCTGTCAATTCTTTGAAAGCTGTAGCTAGATGTTGCAAGATAGGCAAGAAAGCTATAGATATTGCTGCTGTGGCAGTCTTGAATTGTCTGTTAATGAACGCCAAGGTATCGTTAAACTTCTCTGACTGTCTAATACCGCTCTCACTTAGTATCAAACCATAGTCCTTTGCTTTGTCTATGAAAGCATCAAACGAAGCACCGCCATTATCCAAAATATCTACTATTTGAATACCAGCACGACCAAACAAGTTGGCTGCTACTGTGGCTTTCTCAGACTGTGATTGCAGACCTGCCATACCATCTGATACCTCTCTGAGCAAGACATCCATAGTCTTAGTAGCCCCATTAGCATCTGTGATAGATACTCCAAGATCTTTAAATATATCAGCTTGAGTTTTCAAACCTCTTTGAGCATCACCTACGGATCGTGTAAATTTTTCTAAGGATTTGTTGGCTATTTCGACAGAAGATCCTGATTCAACTGCTGCTATTTGAAAAGCTTGTACTGTATCTGTGGCTATACCTGTTCTAGTCGAGACTTTGCCGATAGCGTCTGCAAACTCAAAAGAACTTCGTGCTATAGCTGCAACTGCGACTGAGGCTGCTGTGAAAGCTACACCTGCTGCTGCTACACCTTTAGTCAGACCACCGACAACTTTACTTGTTGTCCCTGCTACTTTACTCAAACCTCTAAAGGAAGCACTAGCTTTATCCTTTGCAGAGATTAGAATTTTGTAACTTTGACTAGCCATTTTTTTGTCTTTCTGCTTTTATTCTAAAGTAAGCTGTCCATAATTGGTATTCTTCTATAGACATTTGCTGTATCTCATACAGAGACTTGCCTAGCAATTCAGCTAGTTGAAATTGGTTGTAGAGGTTGTGATCGTCTGTTAACTTTTTTTTACTTCTTCTTCTGGCTTCTCTGCCATGATTTCATTAGATACTCTGATAAGGACATTACGATCTACTTTGGTAAGCAGTGTTTGTTTATCTTCCAGAGAAAAGATTTGATCGCCATTGGCATCTAAAGCTTTGTAAATAAGGACATAAGCTAACATAGTCATCTCATTGTCTTTTGCCATCGCATAAAGCTTAGAGGTTTCTTGCAGAGTAAGGGGTTTAGCGTAGATCTCTAGGGGTGCATCATCGTCACCCCACTCAGGTACAACTATTTTTTTGACATCAAGACTGTCAAAGTGCGCTTTAGCTCGATCTATTGCTTTCAATACTAGACAGTGCCGATAGTTAATGCGCCAGTACCTTGTACTGTGAATGACCTCTCAACTAAACCATCAAAGCTTTGTGATTGTGATATACCTGTCACGATCCCTGTTCCTGATAATTGGAACGCCCCTGAACCACTGCCTTCTGGTTGGAACAAAAATGCAAGACTACTTCCGATAGTCATTGCTCCTTGTCCAGTTGTATCTGTGTCATCGAAAAGCGCATCAATAGACGCTGTAAATGTATTTAGGGTAGCTTTAAAACTTCTGCTAGTATCGCCCATAGCTGTATCTTCTACTGTGTCACCTGTTTGATCGACAGTGAAAGATCTGATTTCGCCAATAGCGTTACCACCTGCTTTTACTACACCTGCTGAACCTGAAAAAGTTGCCATAATTAAATACTTCCTTCTGTATGATGATAAGTTATTTGAAATGTCATTACAACAATTCCTAACGGATTATCACCTTCTCCGTTATATGATATATCTGTGTTGACTAAAAAGCTATCTAAAGCTAAATCATTTATCAATCTATCTGTGAATAAAGCTTCTTCTACTTCCTCACAAATAGTATCTATTGTATCGTCAAAGTTGGTGTTAGCTTTGACATAACCCTCAACAACTAAAGACAATACTTTTTCTATCGCTCTGGGCGGATTTGTCGTTAGAGGCTCTGAGGTCTCTTCTGTGGTGTAGATTAACAAACATGGTAGTTTGGTGTTCTCGATAGGATAAACTCTGCTCTGAAAGACATTAGAGCCTGTAGTAGTCAAACCTGTAAGTGTAGTTGCCACTCTTTCTCTGATAGATTGTCTTTTGTGTGCCATTAGTCTTTGTCTTTCGTGTGTGAAGCGCCAAAGTAGAAAGATATGATTGCACTAGCCAAACCACCTAAATATCCGAGTACAAGGTTAATAAGAGCCTCTGAGTTCTGCTCTGGCGGTTGTAAGGTCACTAAAAATATATAACCTAAGAAGCCACAGATTACCAATAGACCCATGAACTTAGATGTCCAATCAGAAGCAAAAGTCTTTCTAGCATTCTGTACGTCTTGAGTTTCTAGTTTAAAAACATCGACTTCAAGCTCTTTCATCTTAACTTCAAAGTCTTTCTCAACCTTTTTAAGTTCTAATAATTGTTCTGGTGTGGCTTGTTGTATGGCTTTCTCTACTGCTTTTTGATTGTTGGGTACGCCTAGCTTCTCAGCTATCATGCTTACTGCTGCTCCACCTAAGGGTGAGCCAAGTGCCGATCCTAACGCTGGAGCTATTGTGCTAATAAGATTTTTAAGCATATTAATCCTGTAATATTAAGGTTGTTGTGCCTGTTCCGTCAGGCTGTATGTTGACTATATTGTAAGTTATACCATCTATAGCTATGGTATCTGCTGTGTCTATATTTGTAACGTCTGAAGATCTGCAAGTTACGACTGGTTGAGTGCCATCAACGTCAACTGATTCACCTGCTATAGCAAAGTATTCTTTGTTAAGAATGACACTAATAGTCGAAGCAGAACCATTGATAGTAACAGTAGCACTAGAACCATGAGTTTCAGTGTCGAAAAAATTCAACAAATCTTGTGCTGTCTCTAGCGCCATTATCTAGTTTTTAAATCTTTAGCTGCTTTATCGGATTTGGCTCTGCTTTTGCCTTTTACTTCTTCGACACCTGCTGCCTGTAAACCCTCATAGTCTTTTGGATTACATACAAACAGATCACCAGCATCATACCAGTTTCCGTTATAGCATACTTTTCTTGTAGCTGTTACTTCCATTATTTACTCTTCTTTGGTTTAGCTTTGGCTGTACTGCCATAGCCTTTTGCTTCCCATTCCGAAACTTCTGTTTCAAGTAACTCTACCACATCGCCTGATATGTATTTGTTACCTGCATAATAAAAAGTCTGATTGACCTCGAACTTAATTCTTTTTTCTTTCATATTTCGATTATACATAAAAAAGGGCTACCGAAGTAGCCCTAAATATTAAGTGTTACTTAATTAAGTAGTCACAATGTCTTTGATTACTGCAAAGGCATTTTCGTCTCTAATTGCAACATCCATATCTTGGAAGAAGGCAAGTCTTGTAGTACCTGCACTTGAACCAGTATAAGGATCGACAACTACGTCAACACCTGAGTAGTAGCCAAGTAAGACTTGACTAAAGTCACCAAATATTAAAGCTGACAAGTTGCTACCTGAACCTTTAGTTAGGTCAGATGGCACTAATGAAGATGATAGATAATCATATCCCAACATTGTGTTGTTTGGCTCTAATATAAAGTTACCCTCAACACCACTGCTTTGTTTAGCAGTTGTTCTTAGTTTAGCTGTAACTTTTGAGTTACCTAAGAACTTGGTTGTTGCATCATTTCTGATAGCGTTATCTTCTTCTACTGCTTTAATCAATTCAACAATATTAGTATAAGCTACTGCTGCACCATTAGAACCGAGACCTACAACATTGTTAGATACAGAAGCGATGATACCGCTTGGATGATTACTTGCACCACCTTCGATAGCTACTTCATCGATCTTTCTAGCAAAAGTATTGATGATATCTTCTCTCAATACAGCTTCGACTGACGGATCAGATTGAAGCATAAGCTTTCTTGAAACATCTATAAATGCTGCCAAAGTTTTTGGTGACATTGTTACTTGTGCAAAAGTAGCTGCACCTTCACTTGGGGCTGCATTTTCTGCTACAAAAGCTGAGTTTGTGACAGAAGCAGATAGTTTTGGTATCGCTACATCACCTTTCAAGCCTTGTAGTGTTCTTGCACCAGCTTGTCCGATAACTAATTTTGCATAAACAGCTTCGATAAATTCGTTAGCAAGATGATCTGTACCTTTTAAGAAGCCACCGCCACTGTTTGATCCAACTGTTTGGTCTCTTTTTCCGAAACCAATATTAGTTGGCATATAAAATCCTCTTGCTGCTTTGCCTGTTCTGTGAGCAATTTCGTCTGACACTTCTCTTTCGAGACCTGTGAGATTGCCATTCGCTGATTCTTGAATAGCTTTGAGTAAAGAGTATTCTCTTTTCTCTTCAGTTTTCATATCAACGTCAGAAGGTAAATCAAGAGGTTTGCTTTCTAATGCTTTCAAAAGTTCATTCTGAAATTCGTTAAGTCTCATGCCTTTAGCAATAGCATCTTTAGCTAATCCAGCTTGTCCATGTTGTTGTCCAAGGTCGCTAATTTGCTTTGCTTCTTGTGCAAATTGTTTTCTTAACTCTTCAGGATTTACTTCTGGAGTATTATTTTCTACGTTTTCCATAATTTTATCCTTATTTGAATTAATAGTTATTTTTGGTGTTTCTTTAGATCTAGCGAAGCCAACCAAACGTGACTGGTCTGCTGGTACGCTGACTGCTGAAACTTCCAAAGGAGACCAAGAATTAACTCGATAGACAGGAACACCCTCTCTTTCTTCATCTTCCTTCTGCATACTGTTGACTTGATAGCCTACAGATATGTTCTGTCGTATGCCATCTTTGACATCTTCAAAGACTTCATCTGCCATTCTGTTCTTTGAAAATCTTACTCTGGCTACTGTTCTTTTGTTTTCTGGGTCGATAGCAAATTCTTCTACTACCCCTATTTGTTTACTGGCATCGTGGTCTAACAACAATGGACTTCTACCACTTGCCATAAAATCCATATCTATTTCATCTTCTTTATGTCCAAGCACCTCAAAACCAAATCTTCTTTGTACTGGTTCTTCGCTGGACACACCTATTGTTACTGTGCGCTTTTCTTCATCGATCTTGTTTCTGTCAAACTCGAAGTCACGTCTCAGACCCTCTTCGGCATAGAAGTCTCTAACCTCTTGGTCTAGTTCCTCTGCTCTCTCCTCTTCGTCTTTCATGCCTTTCTTATCTTTCTCTTCTTGTTCATCGTGATAAGGGCGCTTCTCTTCGTCATCATGGTATGGTCTTTCTTCTTCTTCCATCTCCATTTTTTCTTCTTTCGCTTTCGCAAACTCTACGATATATGATTCGTCTGTCTCACGAATGTCTTTGATATGTCTTTGTTCTGTGTCCATATTTTGTATTCTATCACCATTTTCCTTAGAAGATAAAGGGTGAGCTTTAGGTAATAAGTCAGTGTCAAATTTATTCTTGCTTGGAAATCTAAGATTTCTCAGGGCAAACATGAAAGCGTTCAAACGTGCAAAAGCCCATTGGGAGGCACTTTGCACTGATGGTCGAACCGAAGAAGGATTGTTTTTGTACGCCCCCAAACCCCTCTCAAACACTGCTTTGAACATACGATAAGTACCCCTTTTTCTAGGATCATCGCCATATTCTGCATTATGTTCTTCTAATTTATTTCTTATGCCTTTCTCTTCTTTAGCTGATACTTGTCTTTCCATAGCACGATCTTCTTTATCTTCAAGGTATTTCACTGCTTCTAAGATAACGTCTTTCATCTTTTGCTCACCTAATGTACCTATGACCAACCATTTAATTTGAGCGACCACCCCAGCTATGTTTGATGGTCTAGCTTTCTTATCACCTGTTTTAAATTGTGCGCCATCTTCAAAATGTCTTGCTGCCCAAGCTTCACGTTCTTTTATTTTTCTTAAGACTGCTGGGCTGTCATCGCCATCTAAAGCTCTGAGTAATAAGTTGTAAGAGTTGTTGCCCTCTATGTTGCCCCCAGCTTTCCAAATCTTAGGGTCGTCTTTTTTTATTGCCGCTGCAAAGTTTCTGTCGAACAGAGGATAGTTACTGTTTCGTAACGAGATCTTTTTGTCATCACCTTGTTTGGGGAAGTTAGTCGCCATCGTCTGCCTCACCATCGTCTTGGACAACAGCATCAACTGGCATCTTCATAGCACCGAATGGCTGATAAGCTGTTTGAATATCGTATTGTTTGGCTAGTTCTTCTTCTCTTTGATGTTGTTCAAACAATTCTTCAACGTCACGACCATAGTTGGCTTGGACATCTTGCATAGTGACAACACCAGCATTGAGACCATCGACATTAGCCTTGACTTCCTTAACAGGATCGATCCAGCCCCAAGATCTAGGTATATACACTATGTTATTAGCAAATTTATTGTACTTATCTGGCGGTAGCAAGAAATCATCTTTGAATGACATCGTTTGTAATAACCATTTGTCAAACACTGGTTGAATAAAATGCTCAATCATAAACCTCTGCATGATTCTAAAGTTGTCTCTTTCTTCTAGTGTACCTTGTCTGATGGACGAATAGTTGACCCCTTCTAAGTTGTTAGCAAGTGAAACGTAGCTGACACCAAGCCCAGAAGCTATACCTCTTAGCACAGACTTATGAAAGCTGTCAAAGCCTGATGCTGGGTGTTGTGGGTCAAAAGATTTGAAATCCATACCATCAGGTAGTTGCTCGAATGTACCTGCTTCAGCGTTCATTATTGGGGTGTAGTCATCTTCTAAATCATCGCCAGTATATTGATCGCCACTTTGAGAAGTAAAGAAACCCATCTTACTTGCGCCTACTCTAGCTGCTACTAACTCTGCTTCTTCGTAACCATCGAGCATTTTTAGACGTGTCAGTGCTGTAGTCATAAAGGGTACACCTCTGGTTTGTTCTGCTCTTTCTGGTACATAAGCATGAATCAACTGATCTGCTGGTAGCTCGATATGCTCTCTGTTGTAACTACCGAAGTATTGATTGTGTGGGTGATCTTTGAACAATAGATATGATTTTGGCTTACCATTCGCATCTAGCTTGACACCCATGATAATCTCTTCACCATTTTTCATTACTTGATTTTCTTCTTCATCAAGATAATCCGCATCTAAGAACTGAATCTTGTAAGGATCTAGCGGATTGTTAGTAGTAATATGTCTGACTAAAACCTCACCATCTCTGGCTAATGATTCGATAAAAAGCTTTTGGGCATCAACAAAGGACAACTTGCCATCAATAGTACAGTTACCTTTCTTTGACCATTGCTTCCAAGCGTTCTCAATGACTTGATTGCCAATGAAATCGAGTGAGCCATCTTCGTTTCTTGCCTTAGATTGTATTCTAATACCATTTTGACCTACTACGTTTGTAGTCATTAGCTGAAGATAACGCTTGGCATAGTCGTTGTTTCTGGCTTGTTCACGACATCTGTCTCTTATCTTTCGTAGATTGAAACGTATTGTACTGTCAGCATTGCTTGATAAGCCGATAAAGTCAGAAAAGATGTTAGCGTTTGAAGCTGCTTTGTAACTTCTTCTCAACTTGATTTGCTTTTTTCGTTGTTTAAAAAGGTTATCCCAGATTGCCATTAGAATCTCACTTTGATTGTATTACCAGAATCTTGTTTGTTTTTGATACGGGCTAGTTTTATTTCTCTCAGATACTCGGCTCTGTATCTATTTCTAAAAGTCATCAAATCATCAATCGACATTCTTGACAGACTTCGACCTGCTATCGAGTAAGACATTTGATCTTGTGATGCTCTGTTCTCTAAGACAGCTTCGATGGCATCTAACACTTTCTTAGCATGACTTCTGACATCAGCGTTAGTATTAGCGAAGTTGACGACAATTTTAGTACGACCTTCGTCAACTGATACTCTTTCGCTGTCTGCTGATCTGGTAATAAAAGCATACCAAACATAATCTCCTGCTGTATAGTTAGCTGTTGTTGAACTGCCTACTTCTATGATGTAATCATCAGAAGTTTCTGTTGCTGTAATAGTAAACTTGTGACTACCACCACCACCGCTATCTTCATGAAACTCGTAAGTCAAAGCGTATTCACTAGGATCGAAGTCAGAAGCTAGATCTGGTCTGCGCCAAGTAAGTCTGTCACCTGCTACTATCTCGTCTGGTTCTTGTGTCGGATAGTTAACCCTGTCGAAAATGTTGCTCATGTCAATAGTTTACCCTAGATTATAGCCTTAATCTTTCCAAGAAGTGACAAAGTTGGACTGTTTTCTACGCATTAATCTTCTTCTTTGATTCAAATAATCTGGTTTTTGTGGCTGTATTTGTGGTTCTTTAGCCTCTTTTTTGCCTTTCAGAGCCTTAAAATCAGGCTGTAAGATGTGCAAAGCAGCCAACCCATAGACAAAGGTATCTAATGCTTCATTACGCTCTCTGGTCTGTTTCCAGACGACTGTTTTCCGACCACGAACAAACTTGCTTATCTTCTTTTCTGCTGTCAGTTGCTTAAAATATTCATCATCAACTGTATTCGGAAAATGTATCAGGTTGGTATCTTCGTCTTTAAGTCTTGCGTGTATGAACTCTTTAGCGGTATCTGTACCTATGGAATACAATGCTGTTCTTCTTCTGCCCACAAAAGTCGGTCTTGAGGCTATAGGTTTGTTTGCTTGGTTGCTACCCTTGATAGCAAAGATACGTCTTTGATTGCGACCACGACAGAAAGCGTAAACCTGATCTGTATGATGACCACCACTATCAATAGCAGTACAAGCAATAGTTAGTTTACTGCCATCTTCTTTCGTAAAGACTTCTTTAAGATACAGATCTAGTTCTTGCCAAACTTCTTTGGTCGCTGGATTGCCCCAAACGATTTTATATTCTACTACCCAAGCTTCTTGATTCTCAGCCCAGCCTATGACTTGCACTTCGAGCCGATCTTTTTGAGTATCTATACCTGCTGTCAGTACAGCAACTTCATTAGGCACAGCTTCATGGTTGTATTGTTCACACTTAGCCATTAAACCCTCTGCTGCTACTTCCTCGCCCTGTTCCTCCCATGTCTCACCAAGGGTAGTATTGACAAAGGTCTGTAAAAGTTCAGGAGATTTCTTGGCTTCAAGAAAATCCTCTACTAGCTCCACCCAAGTACGGAAGGGTGAATATAATTCGGAAATATGAAAGCCAACCTTTTTTGCTGATGGTTTTTGTGCGACCCACTCACCATTCTGAAGCATCCATTGTTTTTTACTTTCTGGTATAACTGAGCCACAATGTGTACATGATAAGGCTGCTGTTTCTGGTTGGTTTTCAAGCCATGTTATATTCTGCCATTTTAATTCTTGTTTTTGGTTACATTCTGGGCATGGTACTTGGTATGTTCTTTTATCTGATTCCTCGTATGCTTTTTCTATCCTCGATAGTCCTTTTATTGTTGGCGTTGATGTCATTATAATTTTACGATTCCAGAATGTAGTCGTTCTTTTGCGACCTAGTAATATTGGGTCACCCTCACTACCTGCGCTTGGCGGATAGCGGTCAACCTCGTCACACAACAATATTCTGATTGGTCGTGAGGCTAGACCAGAGGCAGAGTTTGCACCTACCATTGTAATATGACCACCTGCATACTTTTTATGTAGGGTGGTGTTTTCGGCATCTCTCGATCTAGGGTCTTTGACCTTTCCTTTGAGATTTGGTGTGTCTCTAAGCATGGGCGCTAATCTGTCTTTACTGAAAGCTTGTGCCATTGACAAAGATGGCTGTATGCAAAGTATGGTCGATGGTTCTTGGTCAATGTAGTAACCGATGGTATTCAGTAATATTTCAGTTGCGCCCACCTGTGCAGATTTGATAAATACTATTTCTTCAACAGATGGGTCATTGATGACTTGCATAATCTCACGTTGAAATGGCACACGATCTGTTCGCCACTGTCCTGCTTCGGCTGATGATTCTGTTGATAGTTTTCTGTAACTATCCGCCCACTCATCTACTTGCAAGTTTGGCGGAGGTCGCCACAAATCACTCAGTAGTTTCCAGACTTGATCTAGCTGTTGCATCTTCTGATAGTTCTTCCAAACATTCGTAAACTGATTCTTTGATAATGGCTTCTGCTTCAGCATAGGTTTCAGCAGCTTGGGTAAGATGTCCTAACTTCGATGGTAAGGCTAATAGTTTGCTTCTAACATTCGCTACATAATCTGACCATATAGTTTTTATTGTGTCTGTTGATATCAAATCAGCTTCTTTTTCTTGTAGCTCTAGTTCTGCTCTATCGGCTTGTGCTTTGGTTAGTCTTGTACGTTCTTCATTCAGATCTGTGGAATTGTTGTGTAACCCCTTTCCTCTTGCTCTCAAATATCTTATGTAACGGACACGACACTCATCTATATCTTGCCCAGTTTTTTTATGTGATTTTATCAACACATTATCGTTAAATAGCTTTGTCATGTGCTTTGGCGTGATATCCAAATGTTTTGCTACGTCTTTAATTGATGCCATCTTGTACCACGTTCATAACCATCATTTATAGTTCCTATCGCTACAAAACTTGTGTGCATCGAGAATAACC